AATGAATACCTTAGTACGGCCATTCAGCATACCGATATATGTCATACCAGTAGGATCAACAATGTTCGGAGACAAATAATCAGAACCTTTGCCTGTGTCAAGCATACCAGTCATTGCAAGAGCGGAAGCAATATCAGCAGAAACGATAAGGAAGTTACCCTTGCCCCGGCGAGTCTGAATAGCAATAAGATTTGCCTCTTTCTCAATCTGAAACATAAGGCCCTTAAACCGCTCAACCGACCAACGACCATTTGAGTCAGTGTCAAGATCGTAGATACCGTTTGTGGTTGTACCAGAAGTGGTCAATGCGCCCTGTTTTGCAAGAACGTAACACCGACGAACAAGTTCACGGTTGATTTCTGACAGAAGTTCAGTTGACAGAATATTGGTAAGTTCAGCATCAGCATCAAGACCGTGAACCGCTTTAAGATCCTGCGACAGTTCGTGAGTCCAAGTTGCCTTCAATGCGCGGGAAGTAGCAGTTACGGAACTCTTTTCAATGCTGAATGCCATCTCGTTCCATGCATTAGTAGAACCAAGTAGTTCAGCAGCAGCAGCAGTCATACCAGTACCATGACCGTAATTTGCATCAGTTGGATCGGTCTTTGTGCCATCAGGAGTACCGTTACCAGTCCATGTGGGAGTAGAAGCAGCAGTAGTCATGTCAGAACGAAGACCAGAGAAGCCAGAATTTGCTTCATCAAAGAATGCTTCAGGCCCCGCCTGATCTTTGTCACCGTCTACATAACGCGAACGAATTGCAAAGATAAGTCCAGTAGGACCGGACATTGGCTGAACGCCAAAAATGTCAAAAGCGATCATTTTCGGAGCATTTCTACGAATCATTGAAATGAGAACTGGATCCCATTTGGCAACTCCGCCAGTGACGTTAGTAGGAGCCTCAGTGATCATTGATTTTTCCTGATTCTCAAGCATACGAAGAGTTACTTTCTTCTTCCAATCATCCTTAATCGGAGCCTCTGACTCTGCTTCAAGAATAGGATTCCACTTTTCCGAAAGTTCTTCAAAACCAATATTGTTTGTATTAACAGACATATTTTTACCTCTTAGATCATTTAGTGTTTGTTAAATTTCTTGGCAATCTTCCTAAAAATAAATCTTTTGTATTATTATTTATAATTTCAAGAAATTGCGTCAAATTGTGGTTTTTTACTTCTTTTTGAAATGTTTAATGTACATTTTCATACGGTCATCAATATTGCTTTCATCAATCTTTTCTTTTTCCTCGGTCTTACTAAAATATTTTTCAATGACAAGAGAAACCTTTTCTTTATAGCTTGAATCGTCTTCATATTTGATTTCAGAAATAAGGTCAGAAAGTTTTTCTTTTTCTGTTTCAGTCAACTCTGTAGCAAGTTCATTGACGATTTTTTCCGTTTTCATTTCATCAATTTCTTTCCTGAGAGAAAGAATCGTGTTTGTGGTTTCGTCAAGTTTAGTAGTAAGATCCTCAATAGTATCTTCTGCTTCTGCAACCAGATCAATTTTTTCCTCTGGAACATCAATGTAATTCTCAACGAACAAATTCCGAATACCAGCAAGAACGTTTTCAGAAATTTCTTGACGAATTCCCTTTTCTACTGCAAGCTCATTCTCGTTCATCCATTCATCAGCAACATAAGAAATATATTTGTCAATGGATTCTTCAATTTTCTCAAGAGCCTCTTCAATTTCACTTTCGTACTTGTCCGAAAGCTCGTCGCACTTACGAATAACCTTTTCGGCCACAACAGCATTAAAAAGAGTTTCAAGATCAGATTTTACCTTTTCATCAATTTTTGCGTCTTCAAAGATTTTTGCTAATGACTCTTTTACATCAATTTCTTCATCTTCATCTTCATCGTCCTCTTCATCATCTTCTTCCTTCATTTCCTTTTTCTTTGCTTCAATCAGAGCAGCAATCTCTTCCTCTGACAGACCTTCCATTTCTTCTTCAGTAAGTTCAACCTCTACTGATTCAAGAATAGCAAGTTTTTCTTCGTCCAGCGATTCCTGCAACTTTTTTTTGATTGTTTCCAGAACTGTCATATGGTACTCCTATCGTGTTCAAAATTTTATTTTTTATAAGTGAATTGCTAACATTCTTATTTTTCTACTATTATTTATACTTTACAGAAATTGTAATCAATTATTCTGAAAATTTAAGAATTGTTGACATCAATGACTGAGCATTAGCAAGTTTTTCTGCTTCAGAAAGTTTTTTCTTATAAAGCAAATTTCTTACTTTTTTGATTTCAGCAACATTTATCGGCTTTATAACACCAGCTTCAATGACATATTCAACGGATTCATAAACACCATTAACAAAAGCATCAGGCGCAGAAGGATCGGAAACAATATCAACAGTGACCATATGATAATCACGATTGACGACTTTTGATCCTCTATAGGGGCCGGTTCCTTCTTTGAGGGATCCAAGGCCCCTACTTGAAACTCCAAGATTTACTCCACCTTCAATGAGACCTTTTACAATATTACCAACAGGAGTATTCAAAATCTTTGCTTTTCCAATATAATCATATCCTTCAAGTTTCAATGAAGTAATAAGGTGACTTGCATTTTTTGGATCAACAGAAGGAGAGGTTGGATGATTAAGTTCTCCCATTGCTCTGTTTGAAGTAACATAATTATCAATATATTTTTCTACAACTGGTTTAAGAACGTCAATAGGATAAATCCTTCCGTTCCTGTTTTTCTTTTCTGCTTGAAGAAATATTCCTTCAATGAAAAGTTCTTTTGTTCCGTCTCTTGACTCGGATATCATTGTTGAATTATCAAAAATGATATCCGTAATTAGCTTTGCCATTTATCCCTCTTTAACTTCCTTTTTCGTGTGTTTTGCGCCGCTGTTAAAGACCACCAGCGAGGTACACATCGATCAGCTCCTTCTTGGTGTAAACCTTGCCGTTTACCTCATAAGCATCGTTTCCGTTTAAGTAGAATTTGCAATTCTTGAAATTGCCACCAGATGATTCTACTGATTTTCGGATCTGGGTCAGGGTTACGTTTTTCATTTCGTTTAGTGTTTCATTATTATGTAAAACATTTGCGCCAACTTCCGCGCGTTTTTCTTCAATCCGTTTAAGAATTTCCCTCTTAATAGCAGAGTCAAAAGATTTTTCAACTTCAGACGGACTACCGTCAATTGCGCCTATTATGATTTCCCTATATTTCATTTTTGCTCCTCTTCGTCCTCTTCATCGGGCTGTTGTCTTACAACAGGGACGGGACGTGGTTCTTTTTCTTCGGGTTCTTCCTCTATTTCTGTCTCTTGCTCTTTATCACGCTCTTTTTCGAGTTCTTTGATTTCTTCCTCAGTTTGGAATAAAACATGTCGTCTAATCCATCCTTTCGAGAAATAATTTTCCCGATGATTGTTGACAAGATCAAGAGTTTCCATCCTAAAATTCAAAGTCTCAAGTTCTTTCATTTCTGAAAAATGAGAATCATCTTCCCACTGATAAAAAATACCTTTATGAATCGCTTCCCACTCATTGAGCTTAATAATTTTTTTCAGAATAAGTTGAGTTTTCAAAATATCATCAAAAATCGTTTGAGCAAACTGGTTCCTCAAATTATTAACAAACTTTGAAAATTTTATTTCATCACGGGTAATTTCACCAGACTTACCAAAAACAAAGATTGCTTCGGGATCAACACGGCCAATAGGAACGTTCAACGATCTATACAGTCTTTGTTTAAAATAATTTGTCTCTTCAGTAATCCCAGCAAAAGTAGTGTTCCCACCAATTGTTGATATTTCCGTTCCTTTACCACCTTCACGCCTAGGAAGCCAAAAGTCTTCAAGAATTGACTTAATGTGACTTTCATTCCTCACTTTTCCTGTAGCTGCATTATAAGACAACTTATTTCTGAATCTTGACATCAATGACTGAAGATAAGATTCTGCTTTATTTTTAGGAAGATTGCCCACATCAACATAGAAAACCCGTCTCTCAGGAGCACGGGAAATTCTATAGATAAGCATAGCATCTTCCATTTGATTCAACTGATTGGCTGGTTTAATCGCTTTATGGAGATATGACAAAACCATAATTCTCATTTCGTCCATAAGACCAGAAGTAGAAAAAACAACCGAATCAGCAGTTAATTCAATGCCCCTGTGCATTTCACCGGAAATATTATAAGACTGTAACGGTTTATTGACAAATTCAACAGGGGTGTTATTATCAGGAAAATAAATATATTTTTCGTCTATATCATAAATTTTTTCGACCCCATCAATCATTTTCTTTTTTATTTCACGAATTTTCTTGATTTTCGTTGGATCAATTGCTATAATTTTTGTAATCCCGTTGTTCTTCTTATTTTCGTCAACGTACAAATAAAAAGGCATTCTTCCATCAATATACCATTGACGAAAAGTATCATCTGCTTTATTATCAAATTTAAGAAGACCAAGAATATTTTCAAATTCTTCAACAATCTTTTTCTTGATATTGTCAGATAGTTCAACACCATCAAGATTTATTTTAACCGGGAATTGTGCAGATTTTGAATAAACAATTGCGTCATTGACAATTTCATTTACTGCTTGATCCACTTCCGGAATAAACGAGATTTCCCGATACAAAAGAATTAGTTCACGTTCATTAGAAATCGCTTTTAGAACATCGGTGTATCCGTCATAGTACACACCACCATAATCAATGACCTCCACAGCACCGTCATCGTATGTATCTTTGACGATCTGTGGAGAGTCAAGTTTATTCTTTTTTAGATCAAGCCCGAAGGCCTCAAAAATTTTTTCAAACATATTAAATCACTTATACAGCGCCGTTAGAAAGCCAATAAGAGCCCACGGCGAAGGTTATTGTATATTCTTCAATTTGATCATTCGAGTCAAAAGCCAATTCAATTTCAGAAATTTCTGTCGGCCAAATGTCTTTGAATTCATAAGTGTACAGAATGCCGCCGGCCTGATCAAGTTGCTGAACGGTTGCGTTTCTGTAATAAGCATTAATATCAACCGGTCCAACGTTTGATACGTGTCCGTTAATCAGAGAAGACCACGCTTCAACTGCTTGACGAACAGCAAAATTCGTATCATTGAGTACAGTAATAGTCCAGTCTGCAAAAATACGGTTACCAGCAACCTTGAGTTGGCGCCCCATATAAGGAACGTCAATCATACCAATCGAGCTTGATGGGAGTTGAGAACCGCGACAAACGAATTCAAGTGTACTGCCGAGTTCTGCAATTGTAACAGCATACAGGTTAGGCCTTGCCCCTGAAATAAATGCGCCTTTGAAAGCGTTAATTGAAAGGTCCGCCATGTTATCCTCTTAATGTTGTAAGTGTTTCTTTAAAATGAAAATTCTTCATTAGTATTTATGATGCCACATAAATCCGAAATAA